CTGTCAGTTCTAGCCAAAGTCCCAAGCCAAGCGTAGAAATATCTTTCTCCAATCTCATCTAAAGACTCATCATTAAAGTGAATATTTGATAATGTATAATTTTCTGCGGAGAAATTTCCACTTATACTGTACGATGGAATATTAAGTATATTTGAGAAAAGTAATACCCCTGGTGGTGATATTGGGGAGGAATTAGATTCAAATAATGGTTCTTCTACAAATCCATTTATATCATCAAAATTTAACAACTGCCCATATTGATCTGTATTTAAATTTTCTTGCCCTTGGCGTACGACAGATGTAGATGACCATGACCATGTTCCAAATGAACCCGACAAGAAGTTTTCACCTCCAGCTATCCCAAATGTAGCAAACGTGGTCGCTAAAGCAGTCTTAGTTCCCCCTCCAAACTCAAGAAGTTCTGGGGATGGCTCCCAGTATCCATTAGGAAAGTAAAATCTATCTGGCTCTGATCCTTGTCCCATTTCATCCGCAATCTTGGATCTTAATATCTTAAAATTAATTGGAGATGGAAATTTTGCTTTTACTGTATCTAAGAAATAAGCTGTGGCAGCAGAAAATGCTATGGCACTTACATCATTTTCTTGCCCTGTTCCTGCCTCGGATTCTCCTTGAGCCCAAATCAAAGCAACATTTCTAATATTAGATGACCCACCTAATGAGTTTACAGCAGCGTCTACAACATTATTAAATCTCTTGTAGAGAGCATTGGTAAAAGTATTACTAGGGCACCAACTGTTAACAGCACTACTATTCACTACAAGAGAATTATCAGAAGCAAATTTTACAATATAAGTATTCTTGGCTAACTCACTCTTTTGGAGTAGTTCACAGAATTTTACCTCAGGACCCCAGAAATCTGATCCGTAACTAAATGGGACACCAGTAAAAGAGTTATCATATAGTGGATTTAAAATTTGAGTGTTACCAAAAGGAATTACAGTATCTACGAAAGCAGACGCTTCGATATCCCAATAATTAATTCCACCCACAGAATCTCTCTGCCTTGTTCCTGCGCCGTTCATATTACTTTGGCCTGCCATAATAACTAAATTCTTTGTAGGCCCAACTTCTGACCATCCACGAGCAGGGACGGTATTACTTACATTATATCCATAGTAAGAATTACTAGAATCAAGAGTATTACACTTTGAATATATTTCTGGTATATTATTGTAGTCAGGGATTGAAACAAAAGTCATTGAGCTTGGAACTAGCCCTAATGGAGTTTTTGTAGTTGAAAAGTTATAATCATAAGATACTGGCATATTAAACCCAGTACGATCATAGAAACCTCCCTTAGGGAGTATAAACTTTAAATCTCTTCTACGGTGTGATCTTCTTGGTAAGGTAGATGAAACTAAAGCATCAAATCTAATAAGGCTATCTGATAAACTGTCTACATTGGACCTAGAGAAGGTTGCGGTGGATGTTGGTGTGAGTCCTCTCTTATAAGTCTTCATAGCAATAGCGGATGTTCCAAACCCAGCTATTGATGCCCCGCTGGCATAAGTTATTGCAGCGTAATCCTGTTTAGCGACTCGGATGTATGGGCGAATAGCCTCCAGGTAGCCTTCAAAGTCCTCCGCAGACGATCTCGCAATAATCTCTGGTACTGCCTTTGCTGGAGAAAAGTCTTTAATTGTTTGTGATGTTATAGTAAGTATTTCAGGCGAATCTGCCTCTAATGATGATTTTCCAAAATCAAAGCTTGAAGTATCTATAACAATTTGAAAGTGAGATGATTTTCCATTCCACAAAGATAAATACTCAGTTTTCGTATCCGACAAATCTCTAATAATTGAATCCCAGTTGGGGGCATACTCTGCACTTGGAGTAAACATTAAAAAACTATTTTTAAGAGAATAGTCTTCATTAGTTCCCAAAGTGTATTTTAATATGTAATTTTTAACTTTTTCAGCAAATGTAATTGGGACTCCAAAACAAATTAATTTATCTTCTATAAAAGAAACTAGCTCTTTAGTAATTTTTACAGTTCTATAGTATGGAATTTCTTCAAAAGGCGGAATTTTATTTATTTTATTTCTATATTTAAAAATAAAATCTGGATCGTCTACCCTAAATCTTCTTCCACCAAATAGAAAGTTGTCTGGAAATGCAGTGGCAAGGTCTGTTAATATGTTGTCAACGCACATTCTTATATTTTCATCAAAACTACTTAAGCTGTAGTTAGTGACTCCTAGACTTTGAGCTTTAGTCTGAGTCCAAGTAGAAAAATTTTGAAGGAATGTAGACTCTGTTGCTAAAGAATAGTGAATTAAGAATGGGATATAAGATTCCCACATTTCTGTAATTAAAGAGCTAGCACTTAGTATATCTTGTCCGAAAATAGAATCTGCAATAAGACTTACACACTTCTTAGTTCCCACCGCTCTGTAAATATCAACAGCATTCGCTATTTGGAGTCTCCACCGATCAGGTTCGGAGCCAAATAACTTCCACCCTATTAAGTTTGCTAGTAATGGCAAGTATTCATCTGGACATTCATTTATGTCATACAATGCTTCAAGTCGATCAACTTGATTAGAGTAATCTGCAAAGGCAAACGACATTGCCTTTATTAATTTTATAAATGGCCCTTGTAGATATTTTTTAGTTATTAAAAACGAGTTTTGCAAATAATCGTCAATAGCATTTTTTACTCTAACATCTCCATCATCAATATAAAGTGGAGAGTATAGAACATCAACTAAAGTATTAAGTTTAGTAAGCTGCTGCGTTCCACTTGTAAACTGTGAACTTGTATTACTAGCTATAGGTAAAAAATCTTTAGGAATAACATTAATAGAACTCCACGACTGAGTGGTGTAGTTACGCCAAATATATTCAGTCAGTCCCCTAATACCATCATTGGTTTTTAATGTTTTTGCTGTGTAAGTATTGTTTGTTAAGATATCCAATACATAAGACGATGGATTGTACTCTAAAGATTCACCTCTATTTAAAAAATAGAGCCAAGATAAATTCGTTATTAAATAATTATGTGTTTGTTCTTTTGTTGCGCCCTCTACAAATATCAATGTTGGATTATTTGTTCTTATTCCAGGTAGTAGAGTATTCTTTAAATAATCTCTGAATTCGTCACTAGAATTAAAATCTCTTAATGACTTGTTTAATGGTAATAGTATTTTTCTTTCAAAATCGTTAATGTCTATATCAGTAAGATTATTTTGTTTTACAAAGAATTGAGCTATGCCCTCAGGAGTATTCATTCCACTATAAACTGTCCCAGTAACTCCACTAATAAAAAGTATGCTATTTATATTTCCAATTACATTTAAATGAGAATTTATTAATTGATCTATGATGTCAATTTCATTATTTTTTAATGCATAGTCTTCTTCATAATACATTGACGGAATGACATACTTCATTGCGTCGCTGTAATTTGACTTGTGGTACTGACGATTATCTATGAACTTAATTGGACTAGACATAAACAATATTTAATGTATAATTATTTAATTGAACTATCTCATTAAAGTTTACTTGAATAGTTTCTGAAACATTGTCTATGGTAGCGAATCTAACCTCTTCGACTTGGAATATTGAATACATCAAGTCCTGAGGATTAAATACTTTTCCAAAGTCATTGTTGTCCATATTGAAAAATGCTTCGATAGTATTTCTAACTTTTTGTCTAATAGAGGTCTCATTGAACTGATACTTCTTATCCAATCTAAGAGTTATTTGAAGGTCTAAAGTTCTTATTAAACCATCTACAACCACCACCTCATCAGTAAGCATCTTTTTATCATCTATTGCTAAAAGGATTTGACGCTTATATTCTGGTGTAGCTTTTCTTAGCTGTAAATTATTAGCTTTTTCAAGAACATATAGATCAATTATATTAGCAGAAGAGTAAGCTCTTCTTGTGACCGCAGTGGCTTTGCCTATTGACCCATAGGAGCTAATGTAGCTGTTAACGAATGCTTTGTAATCGTTCAATGTTACTAAGCGATTTTGAGTTCTAAACATTAAAGGTCCGTACCGCTTGGCATTTTCTGCTGTTTCCGCATCGGACCCACCAGTTCCTATTGAAGTATTTTGTATAGTTGCTTGGTGTGTAGTAGTTGATCCTCCGTTAGTAAAAGTTAAAGAAACTGGGGCATTAAGTACTCCCTTTCCAATATTTCCTCTTGTACCGCCCCCAGTTCTGTAAAGTATAGTGTAGCTATCCCCAATAGCGGGGGTTTTACCTATATTACTGTCTCCAAAAACTACAGTACCCCCATAATTATCATTAGACAATAATTGGAATACTCGTTGGGATGGTCCTGATGCATAAAATATATTATCAACTTGAACATACTCACCGCTGGTAGCGGATTCTCCATTTATTATAACTTGTAAGCTCCCTTCAACAATAGGAGATTGTGCAAGAGAAACATTTTTTAACGATTCTGTATCTGAGAATGTTCCACGTTCGATAACTAAAGATCCCTCTAATAAAACTAGACTGGAGAATGTTGTAACACTCCCTTCCTTTTCTGAGTTGTACACTACAATATCAGCGGTAGGAGTGGCTGTATCTATGTCCCCGTCTGCTGCGATCTTATACAGGGTGTACGTTAGTGGTAATCCATCTTCTGGGGAAGTTATAGTAACTGATCTATCCTTTGCAGCTATTGTTATGTAACTGTCAGTGGAATTTGTCCATGTAAAAGGGAGTGTCAGTTTGGAGTCCGAAGCGGCAGATATCGGACCCCTCATCCTAATACCAATAAGTTGCAATAAATTTTTAATACTTGACCTAGATCTAGCAGTTTTTAAAAAATTCTCATTAGCTAAATAATCAGCTTTGTAGGACAAAACATGGCCCATGTAGGCTATAAGTTCTATGAGCATCATTCCAAAGTCTGATTCTGAGAAGTAATTGTAATCAAGCGGGTAGACCGCTTGAATATAACGAAGCAAAGAATCTCTAAGAGTTACGAAGTCAGTAGAAGCAAAATTTATATAGTTTCTCTTATCAACATCATCTGATGTTAAGAGTTTCATGAAGTCAGAATTTGCTGTGCCACGAAATTTCATTATTGTATATTTAGGGTTATGTCAAAAGCAATACTATCCACAACATTCAAAGTGCAATAAATCTTTACAATTAAGACTTGTCCACTTTGATTACTTGAAGTTTGACCTGGGAATATTTGAATTTTATTTACAGATATTCCCCTAGCATACCTAGAAAACGACTCTAAAATTTCTCTTTTTATTTGACTAAAAGTTGCTTGATCCATTGGCTCCATAAGAAATCTTCTTAGGTTGGTTCCATATGAGGGGAGCATTACTCGTTCTCCACGGGAAGTGGATAGAAGTTGTTTTAAATGTCCTTTTGCAAGCTTAACATCAGAACACCTAGTTAAAAATTTTCTAGAATCAATGCCTCCTAAAGGGAATGAAAATCCATAAGCTTTGTTCACATTCCTTTTTTCTAAAAGAACGGGTGGCTTAGGAACGGTAGATCCATAAATTTCTATTGTTTGGTTTAATGCCATAATTATAACTTAGAAACATCAATGTTTTTAAAGAATGCTCTATGAGTATTGTAATTATTTAGTATTTGAGATCCATCTAATGCTTTAGAATAAAACTTTATACTGCCTAAGTAACCTCTTAAACCGCTTATTATACCCCCGTAAATTCCCCCCATAAAGTTCCCTTTATCGTATAGTCCATCAGTATATCCACCACCTACCACCCAAGGGGTGAAGAAGGAGTCTAATTTTGGACCATATTTAAGACTCTCTGGGGCGTCTGAATTTACAGAAGTTTGCGAATACTCAAAGCTGTTAGATAATTTAAATGTTGGCAAGTTTGGCATTGTAAATTTTTGAATGCCAAACACATTTGAAAGACTTGATGTCGTTACTCTAGAACCGTCAAAGTAGAATGATATCTCATCTAACTTTGGATTAAATGTTACCCCTATATGACAGAACTGACCTGAGACATTTTTCATATCGGTTGATAGTGGGTGCTTCATTGTATGGTATTTTGTTTTATCCACACAGTCTTCCACTTCGTAGAAAGATCTATTAATTAATCCCGCTGACGAAGCAGTTACTGATTGTGTAGGTGCAATGAAGAATGCTGTATTAGCGACTGGATTATCGCTAGAGTTATTGGAAGCTCCCTGGTCACTCACAATTCTTCTATCGCGGGTGAATCCCATTATAAATCCACGAACAACCTCACTGCCAAAATTATTTGAAATGTATTCCGTGTTACTAGATCCCTCACTTCCTACAAATCCTACGTTTTCGTTAGCTAGAACTAATCGGTAAAGTGAAGACACTCCGTCAATACCGCTACTTGTAAATATATCCGGTACATATGTCCAGAAATCTATTGATGCCCCATCAAAATTATATAGTAAGTCGTTAAATTTTTGTGACTCACTAAGTTTTACAAAACTACCAAGCCCAGACAAAGATGTTGGACTACTACTTGAATGTTTTGTTATTCCTCTAAGATATGGTATTCCTAATCCTCTAGAGAATACTGAATCTGTCCCTTCCGCTACTAATTGAGCGTAAAGTTCATTTGATTCAGATGCTGAATTTCTTACATTAAAGAATGTTGATGATGGATCCTCTACATCTGTGTCCAAGAAATTGTACATAGCAAACAAGCCATCCGTAGTTAAGCTGTTCTCTGTTTGCAGAATTACTGCATCAACAGCCGAGACGCTACTACCATCGTATATAATTGCTCCATCTCCGTTTTCTGGAATAATAAGATGCTCCAGGGAAGAATTCTTCGTATTACCAATCTTTGGGATAATATAATTTGTCTGTAATATTATTGGGAACACAACCCCAGATACATCAGCTTGGCTAAAGGACAAATACTTTTGTTTTTGAATATCTACCGCTAAATTTATACCAGATAAGTATGAGAAGTCGTTGATTGGAACTTCTCCTGGGTTATATATTGTTTGTGTTTGATATAGTTGAGGCAGGGCTACCGCTAATTCTATCTGCTTCTTTCTCTTATTAATTTTTTTGTTTAATGTTGTATTCTCTGAAATTAAAGATTGCTTAAAGTTTAAAATTATCGAGGTGGGGGCAGAGCTTGTCTCTAGTTCTTGTATTTGAGAAGACAGATCGTAAATTCTTTTGTTCTTATTCCCAATTAACTCTTGTAAAAAGCCATCTTTGTCGTAGTATGCTCTAAGGTATTCTTTTTCATTTATTATATCAGGGTCAAGAATAGTGTTAAAATAAGAAGCAAGATCTTTTGTAGAGAATTGTTTCCCACGGCCACCTAGATTAGGATCTTGTATAAACCTCCAAAGATCTTCTTTGTGTAGTAGATTACGTTTTGTGGATAAATAAGTTAAAACAGGCTCTATACCGCTTGTTTGAGAATCAAAGTAGAGACCGTCTTTAGATAAAATAAATTGTCCTATGGAGCTTTTTGGCGGTCCATAAATCAGTCTAAATATTTCTCTCTCCCCCTCTCCCGTTCCGCTAGCTAGCGGTGGGCAATTTTTAGCAGCATATGGAGTATTTACAAATAAAGGGTATAGTTCTGGGCGAAATATTGGCTCCTTAGAAATACCTTTTTCTCTATCCAGAAGGATAGATCTAATTTCATCTGCTTTGGCGGTTGCGTCTTGTATAAAAGATAAGGCAGCCTCTGCCTGTAATTTTTGCGAAGCAAAATTACTCTCAACAAAATCCGCAAATGCTGACGGGTCCATCGGGGTTTCGGCTCCAAGTCCCCTTTCTTGAAGTCTTCTTGATTGTTTAAATGACTCTAAACAATTTTTTATACTGTTTATTGCACCCGCGACATTTTGATAATTAGCATATAGATTGCCAGCAGTCTGAGTTATTGCCTGAGTAATACCTATTAATCCACCGATAGCGGCAACCACATCATTATCCTTAGAAGCACCCAATATTTTAGATAAAAATGAAAATTCTCCATTCTCATCTAAAATTTTAATAGCTCCTAAGGCATCCCTTATCTCGTTAGCTATAGTTTTTAAGGCATCATCAGCTAACGTAACCCCTTTCTCTATACCTTCTAAAAGTGAAGTTAATAGTGGTGTCGGGAGTAACCCCAAAGCATTTGCGGCAAGGTTTAATATACAACTAGGTAGTCCAAAGGAAGCTCCAAGGGCTGCTGTTGGATCACCCCCTGATCCTAGAAGACTGTTAAATAAATTAAAATCAAAAGATACCATTTTTTATTATCTTCCGTAAGCATTTTTTCTGGGAGCGACTTCTGACAAGGAAGGAAGAGCAGTTTGTGTAACACTATTTAGTGTTAGTGGGGTAAGTGCTCCTAAATTAGTGGCAACAAAGCCATAAGCATTTAATTGTGTTGTTCCCTCTACATTAGTATTGATCCCTCCCTTAATATTAACATTTCCTCCAGTAGCCTCAATGTTAATATCCCCTCCAGTAGAAAGTAGATCTATTCCCGATTCCGCCTGCACAGTTACTTTAAACTTTGAAAATAGCTTAATGTCGCCACCTGAATTAATCTGAACAATCCCTTTCTGTGTAGATATAAAAATATTGCTATTGGCTGCATTAGGCGAGGGATTATCCGTAAAGATATTAATATCTCTCCACTTCGATATTAAATTAATATTACCCCACATTAAACCAGGGTCCCCCCCAGTTGAAGACTCTGATAAATTTTTTAATTTGTACAATCCCTCAGAAGTATTTGTTAAAGTTATGTCTCTCCCTTCTGTAACTTGTATTTTATAACTACCATGTCCAACTATACATTGCTGGGTGCCAAAGGTATTTATTTCCATACCTCTTGGGATATACCCCTTAGTTGGATTAGGGGTATAAGGTATTTGGACAGGGCCCCCAAGACATATATAATCCCCTGGGCTGTTCTTAATTATTACTCCGTTTGCTTGTGGGCTATCACTTAAAATTATTTGCTGATTCTTACTACTCTTTAGTTCAACTTGATTTACTATCGGCTCACCTTGAGCGTAATAGTTTTGAATCTTTAGACCAGCATCCTTGTGATTCTTAAAGAACATTGCCGTAGGGTTTCCGAAAGGATCAAACATTTTCCTGTCCGAATATAAAGGGGCGGCATTTCCTTCTATGTCCTTTGATATCTTACCAAGCATCTCCCCATGCCCGACTATTGTTGTTAAATAATAATATTCTGAATTATCTGAGTATACAAGAATTTCTGATCCCACAGTAGGGGGAGCAAATAGTCCATAAAAATATCTTTGATGGTTAGGGGAAGTATACTTAACTTTTATATTTACCGGCCCAGGCAACAGCACAGCATTGATTATATTTTCTGGGTCAAAAGACCTGTAAGGTTCGACTATTGCTTTAAGTATTTCCATAATTACATTCCATAAGAATTTCCAACAGTCTTTAGCAATAGGAACTGAGAGTAGCATTCCTTCGTTGATATAACGTGCTTAAGAGCAGCTATATTATAGATCCCACTAAAGAAGTCTAAATTTGTAGAATTATTTCTAGAGTTAACATTCATAGGAGTGACTTGCTTAGAGAAAACAAAAGCTGGCTTAAAATTTACTAATCTTATATTTGATAAATGAAAGAAAGGCAGTGTTTTAATACTAAGTTTTATTTGTTGAGAATTTAATTGTTTCCAAAGTTCAGCAGCTATGTTCTCTTGAGACAGGCCAAATTCTTTAGGGCTAAACACTACTCCATCCGGCCTTAAAAGTAAATCATTATCGTCCAAAGTTTTAATATCAAAAATAGTAAATAATGTATTAGCTAAATTAAAATAAGCTTCTTGTTTTGAAATTTCAAATCCACCAGTATCTATAAATTCACCAAGAAATGAGGAGACCCGTTCTTTAAATACTCCTACTGTTGAGACCCGTTCTTTAAATACTCCTACTGTTTTATTATCTTGTAATTTACTTGCAGCAATTGAAAGTAGCAAAGCGTCTATATTAATATTACCTTGTGATTTATAAATTAATTTATCAAATCCAAGACCTCCTAAATTTTCTAAAGCATCTAATACTTTAATAACAATATCCTGAGAAATTAATCCTATACCATTTCTTTTTTTAACTTCATTTTCTATTTCTTGCAAGAATTTAAGGCGAGCCGCCGACCTGCTGCCGCCGGTTATAGTTACTAATGCTAAATCTAAATAAGATGGAGATCTAGGTTTTACATTTTTTAATTGTCTAAACAAAGGTAGTTTAAATTCCCCTTCATTCATAAAATCAATTTCTGAGTCTTTAGCTAAATAAAACTGTTGAACTAATATTGTTTTTAACGCTTCTTTAAATCCTACTTTTCTGCCACCTATTTCAAAAGTTTGACTTAATACACCAGACAATAAATTTTTATAAGCATCAAATACCGAACTTAAGTTTAATCCTTGTATATTTACTTTATTGGCATTGTTAGCAACTAAGCTTAAGTATGCTTTTGAAAAGTTACTGTTGATAGCCAATCTAAGCCCATTTAAATATATTTCACTATTTGTAAACTGTATATTCAAGATGTTGGAATTTTTAAAATTGTTTAAAAAGACAGGTATTTCAAATAACTCAAACAATCCGCCTTTAGTTTTAAATAACTCTGAAAAATTAGCTCCTACTCCCCCATCTATTGCAAGCTCATCTAAGTTTGCTTGTTCATAAAAATTAGAACTTGTTTTTCTTTTAGATATTAAACTTATTAAATCAATTCCATAAGTTGGATTTGTAAGTATTTTTGCAACATTAGTATTTAAATTATTGTCTTTTGAATAGAGGGGGTCTTCAGAATCATAAATTTTTAATGTTGGCTCAAATGTATTTTGTAATATGTCTAAGTATTGATCAAATGTAACAGCATTTTCAGATGAGTTTGGAATGTAATTTCTATACAGATACTCACTTATCATTTGCTGAGGCCCAAATACAATACATTTACCAAACCCACTTGGATCTATTGCATCTCCTATTAGCCCCCTCTTCCGCCAGAAGTCTAAGAGCTTTGTATTGTTTTCTTGAAAAATTACAAAATCATCAACTGTTTTTAAGATAGATTTTATACCAACATTTATTTTATTTAACGCTTCGTAGAAATCTGGAAATGAGGGGTTAATACTAGAGTCTTCCTTATTACAAACTAGCATATAACTGTCAATAGCTGATGTTCCGTTATCGTTTTCCTGCTGGGCATCCCCAATAGTGGGGGTAATA